TTGATGCAGTCGGCCCGTATTCAATCCGGTTGCGCATCAATGGAAGCAATGTGTTGGAAGCGGTAGCGGGCAGCATATCTCTGAGCGGAAAGACCAATCTTGTTGCCGATAATGGAACGGCGCTGACTTACAATGGAACGCCAATCGGCTCGATCCAGTCGTTTTACTTTGGATCTCAATATGGATTTTCGTATGGCAACATCATCCCGACTAATATTCGGTCGAGTAATTTGCCTGCTGGAACAAACGACCTGTTCACAATCCCTGCTGGGTTTCGTTGCATTATTACAAGCATAAGAACGGGCACGACAAACGGGTCAACCTCCACAAATTATTCCATGCTAAAAACCAACGGAACCTATTACCGTTGGTCTGGGAATTCGACTCTTTCAATAAGTGCTCCTGGAAATCTCATTACGGCTACCGGAGATAATTTTATGTGGGAATCTGGAGATACAGTAGCAGTCTTCCAGGGTTTGGTTGGCGCTAACGTTATTGTCAGTGGATTACTGTTTTCGACCAATATAAATGCCTACTCACCTAGAATAATGGCGGTGACTACCGCGACTAACATCCTTTACACTTGTCCTTCGGGTAAAGTCGCACTAAATATGCCCACTCCCAATCCACTCTACGGAGGTTCTCCAGACTTATTGATTCAAATGAGGAATGATTCTGGGGCTAGTCGCCAACACAGTTTTTGGAATGTGCCTTCTGGTTCAAGCCCAGGCCCATCGAATTTTCAGTCTATTTCTGGAACAGCAAACTTCGGCGTGCAGGGAAAACCAGCTTCCATGTTATTTCCTGGGGACTTCCTGGCGGTCTCTTCGGATTCATCTACTGCTGTTCAATGGGCGTACACAACCGTTATAGAACTCCCGTTTCCATAAATGGGCGCATATCCAAACAACGTAGATGCTGGCACGGTGATTCCGAGCGGGGCAAAGCTCACGCCTGCTGGTCCCGAAGGGCCGATAGGTGTTGGCCCTCCGGGTTCAACCGGACCTATCGGCGCGGACGGCCCCCCCGGTCCTGCTGGGCCTGCCGGCGTTGCCGGTCCTGTCGGTCCTGCGGGTGCTACCGGCCCCGCTGGTCCGACTGGTCCCGCTGGGGTGCCGACAGCGATATATCTTGCACGCAAGGGATTGCTCGGTTCGGCAACAATAGCCTTCGATAATCCAGGGGATCAAACGATCACCCTAAATTCGGCGCGCTGCCGGATAAGCAGCATAATCATCGAGGGGAGCAGTTACAGCCCACTTGCGGAGCCGACGTGCGCGATTTACACCGGCATCGGTGGAAGCGGTAACGTTGTCGTTGATCCTGGGCAAGTTTTCACCTTGGCAACTTCGATTGACTGGCAGGAATTTACCTTGGCGGCTTACGCGATGGTCGCACTCGTCGTATCGGGGGTGCTTTACCTGCGACTGGGTGGCTTTGGGACCGCAGGTGCAACGGTCCGGCTGTGGGTGTTTGGCGAAAAGTTTGATTGATATGGTAAAAGACCCGCGACGCCTGACGGACGGTTTTACTACCCTCGAATCGGGTGTGGATTCCGGCCTTGCGCCTTCGCTCATCAAGCCGACGCAGGTAGCCTCAGCAGTCAATGCTCAGATGCGCGGCGGCTACATCAAGCCTCGCCCCGGCGTGAACAAGCGCACGCTTCGATTCCCCGGCGTAGATGCCGCACTGTTTGAAGATGCCAAATTTCAAGGGGCGCACCGCTACCGCACCGCATCCGGCGACGATGTGCTCATGGCGGAAATTGGCGGGCGCATGTTCAAGATAGACATCGCCAATCAGTTCAAGGTTCAGGACATCACGATTCCTGGCGATCCAGACTCATCCCTGCTCGAATTCTCTTGGATGATTCAAGCCGAACAATTTTTCATTAAACAAAACGGGGTCAGTTCCGCATACATTTTCGACGGCGCTACCCCACGACGCGCGGCACCGAACGAGATTCCTGTAGGCACCGTCATGGCCTACGTCATGGGCAGAATTTGGATCGCATCACCGGATCGGCACCAATTTGTTGCTGGCGATCTGGTTTATGGTCCGAGCGGAACGGCAACCTACAATTACCGCGATGCGGTCCTTAAGATGACGGAGAACGATCTGCTTGCCACGGGCGGGGCATTCTCAATACCGGACTCGGCGGGGCAGATAACGGCTATTGTGCCGATTGCGGTGCTGGACACTTCGACAGGGCAGGGACCGCTGATCGTATTCACCGAGACGCACGCCTTCTCGATAAACGCTCCGGTTGATCGCGCTATTTGGAAGCTGGTGACCTTTCCAATTGAAACGATTTCGATGATTGGCGCTGGGCCGGTTAATCAAACGGTAGTGTCTCAGGTGAATTCCGACCTGTGGTTTCGCTCGCTTCAGGACATTCGAAGCTTCATCGTCGCTCGCAGGAATTTTCAACTCGGCGGGCAAAACACTTGGTCCAACAGCGGCATGTCGGATGAGATTCGGCCCATCCTCGAATACGACCAGCAAGCCACACTGAATCACGCAAGCTCAGTCAGCTTTGATAACAGGTTACTCACAACGATAAGCCCCGTCTGGACAACGCACGGCACATATTTCCGTGGACTTACTGCCCTTGATTTCTCGACCGTAGCTGGGATTGGCCGTCAATCGCCTCCGGCCTGGAACGGAGTATGGACAGGACTGAAGATCCTCCAAATCCTGACAGCGACCGTCAACAAGACTGAACGCTGTTTCATGTTCACGCTCTCGAATGCGAACAAGATTGAGCTGTGGGAATTGAGCCGCACGGACAAACAGGACAATCAATCCAAACGCATCGTCTGGTCGCACGAAGATCGCTCTCTTCGATTCAACGATCAGGGGCTTGGCTTGAAGCGCCTGATGACCGGCCAGCAATCGGTTGACGAACTTTATGGACAAGTATCGTTTAATCTTCAGTTCCGACCAGACAGCTATCCCCTCTGGTTGGACTGGACAGCATGGAGTGAGTGTTCAACTTTTCAGGACTGTGCAACACCCACATGCGGACAGCCCCAAACGGGACCACTTCAGCATCGCTTGCAATATCGACCAGACATGCGGTTTCCCAAACCTCCCGATTCCTGCGAGGCTGATGTGGATAAGCCATTTGATTTGGGATTCGAGTTTCAAGTGAGGCAGACGATTGAAGGATACTGCCGGATCAAGAAATTGGTAGTACACGCGCATTGGGTTGACGAGAGTCCGTTAGGCGAGTGTCGCGGTGAAGGGCCATGCGGTTCGGTCACCGGCTGCGACGTGCCGATATTTAACTATTCCGCTGAGTAATGCCGATGCCAACAAACATTCCATTGACGCCAGGAAGCCTGCCTCCCGGGTACTGCTTTTCAAGCTGGAGTCAGTTGATCATTGACATCTTTACCGGCGCTTTCGGCACAATTCCCGGCAACCTCGGCATTGGATTCAACTACGGCCCCGACATCCCCGGCGTGGACGACCAGAACAAGCCTTGGATACGCACAGATGTCTCTGGCGGTGATCTCGGAACGTGGACGTTCGGTTACGGTCGATGGACGAAGAAGCATCCCGTACCAGCTACTTCCGACATGCGGCAGATTTGGGTTGGCACGCTGGCCGACCTTTATTCATTCGACGGTGGCGATGGCATCGATCCGACTGTAACGCCTCCAACACCATCCACCGGAAGTTTTTGGGAGCAGGACACGGACTTTGCCGCACGAACGATTGTCGGCGTGGGAACGCTGCCGGTGTCAACGACAGTTCTGGCCGTGGGCGACACGGGCGGATTGGATCAGGTGAAGCTCACGCTTGAAGAAATGTTCCCGCATACGCACACGCCGCAAGCCGAGGAACAAGCCGGGAAACCTGCCAATAAAATCTGGGGGAGCGATCCGGCAGGTGGTGCCGGGACCGGGAACGTATATCCAAACAACGATGGATTGGCCGGGGTTGCCACGCAGGAGGTTCCGATCAATACGACACTGGCGAATGCAGGCGGTGACACGTCCGTTACGCCTCCAGTGGATTCAAAGCCGCACGAGAACATGCCGCCTTACGTCGCAGTATATGTCGTAAAGCGGACGGCGCGGGCTTACTATACAGTTTAATGAGACTCACATTAGGCGCAGCAAGACCACTGATCGCAAAAGCTCTGGGAGTTTGCGACAGCAGCCCTAAGGTGCCTTTCTATTTGAATCAGGCTGTTGAAAGACTCCTGCCGCGCGGCAAATGGAAGGGGACGTTTCAGCGATACCGAACGTGCATCAATTCTGCCTGCATCACCCTTCCGAGACATTTCGAGACGGTCGAGGGCTTTGCGCTTTGTTCTTGCCCAGGTATGATCCGCAACGAATTCTTCGAGTTCCAAGGGACTTCCTACGGCATCTTGGGCGAAGGCGACTGCCCCGGCAACACGCTGATCACTCGTGGCCTTGCCGTGGCGTTCGATGAGATGAGCAGCAGGACGCAGAAGATTAAGGTTTACGCGGACATCGACGAAGATCCAGACGCCTACATTCTGCTTCAAGGATTCGATGAAAACTCGAATTGGATTCTGACGCAGCTTCCAGATGGCACATGGATTGACGGCGAGCGCGTGCAGTTGAGCACCACGTTTCAGATCACCGTCAATTACTTCAGCAGCTTGACGGGAGTGCAGAAGCCAGTCACCAATGGCAACATTCGCCTCTACTCGTACGACGTTCCTAGCATGGCCAATGTGAATGCATTGGCGGTCTACGAACCGGACGAAACGCTCCCGCAGTATCGTCGCTACTTGATTCCCGGCCTGAGCATGTCGGGCACAAACAATCAATGCGACAACGACTGCGACCTTCACACTGTCGATTTGCTTGTGAAGATGGCTTTCATTCCTGTGGCGCGTGATACCGACTATCTGATCATCGGAAACCTCCAAGCCCTAAAGCTCTGCGTGCAGGGCATTCTTGAGGAAGAAAATGGACAATACGACAACGCGATGCGGCTTATCGAGGGCGCGGTGACGAACGAATACGGAACGCCATCGCGTCGAGGCGGAGCCATAAACCTTCTCGAAGAGGAATTAGCCAACTTCAACGGCGACGGCCCCGTAGCCACCCCGCGTTTCCAAGACCCAGCGTTATTCGGCGCGGGCTACATCGAGAGTATGATCTGATATGTCAGCCAAAGTTTTAGCCCATTTGCTGGGGACGGAAAAGACATTCAAAACCGTTAAGATCCCCGAACTCGCGGACGTAAACGCTCAGGCTGTCCAACAGCAAACCATTGCTGGCAATATTGCGGCAGCGCCGGGAGCTACCCAACTTGCTGGCTACATTAACAAGTTCAATTTCGATGAGCTTCAAAGGATGGCTAGAGAGGCGACCCCGTACTACGACGAGATAATGCAAACGGGAGGAAGGCAACTCTCGTCGATGCTCAGGGGCGAAGTGCCGGAAGATGTTCAGAGAGTGGTTCAGCGTTCGCGTGGTGCGAAATCATTCGCTGGAGGCTATGGCGGATCGGGCATGGCTGGCGCAGCCGAGGCGGAGGATTTGGGCCTAACCTCATTGGGCATCATTCGAGAAGGTCTTTCGGCATCTGAACGATGGTTGCAATCGGTCCGTCTCCCTCAACTAGCTGATGTCTCTGGCATGTTTTTGAGTCCTCAAAGGGCAGTAGACAGGGCGTACGACGAACGCAACAATCGCTGGAACTTTAACTTCCTAAAAGCGCAACAAGCTAATATGCCAAAGGGTTGGGAAATAGCGGTAAACGGCCTAACCGACTGGCTTGAGAACATCGGTGCGAGCGCGGCGACGATGGGGATTAGTGGTGCGATGGGCGGCGGAGGAAGCGTGATGGGCGGCGGATTGACCGCGCAGGATATGACGCCTGCCACGAGGGGCGTTGTAAGTGGCGGCAGCAATTTCGATACGGGATTTTATCCAGGTGAATTGAATAATTGGCGGTAAAATGGCTGAACTCAACCTCAACTACGAACCCGCATGGTTGCAGCAACGGCCTGACAGCAATCAGCCGATGAGTCTTGCTGAGGCGTTTCAGTTGAAACAGCGGCAGCAGCAGTTGGACGTTGAGAAGTCATTGCTACCGCTGAGGCAGCAGGAGATGCAGGCGCGGTTGGCGAATGAGGCGCTGGATCATCAGATCAAGCAGGAAAAGATTTCCACGGCACTGAATATTCAAGCAGCAAGTGCTGATATTTGGGGGCAGATAGGGCAAACTCAGTGGGACAATCCTGCATCCGTGAGCCAGTTGTACGGCAGGATTGCTGAGAAGGGTGGCAACGTCGATCCTCAAGCATTGCAGTTGATAGAGGGAAGTGTTCGCGGTGCTCAGATTTACAGTGCGAAGCAAGCAGCGACCGAAGCCAGAGCGGAATCGGTGCGGGAAACGCTGGCGACTCGCCAATCAATTTCCGACGCTCAGATTCAAGCAGCCAAGGAAAGAATGGATGCCGCCATAATTGCGAGGAACGAACTTGCGGTCACGAACAACGAAGCGAAGGCAGAGCGGGAAGTCCTACGGCAGAATCGTTTGCTTCTAAACCGTGGCAAGGAAGTGACGTGGGACGAGTTTTTCAACCGCTCGCTCGGCACCTACGTTCGCAGCACGGGAAAGACGCCCGAAGAAGCAGCACCCGCACTTCGAAAGCTGTATGATGATTTCATCGCGCTTCCCAAGGGTGAGGCGCGTCCCCTGAATCCTAAAGATCCGGCTGGCATATTTCCACAATGAGCGAAGTAATCGACAGGCTATTGGAGAAATACCCGGTTTACAAAGACGTGAACCGAGAAGCACTCATTGATGCGGTGGGCCGGAAATATCCCGTCTATCTTGAGCATCCCGATTTCAAAGAGGAATTCGATTCGTTGCAGGCACTGAACAAGTCCGTGCAGGAAACTCCAGCGCCAGCAGTCGTGCCAACGCCGGAACCGAGCGTTCCAGCGTCTCAAGCCTTCGACCGATTGTTTGCCAAACCAACTCCAGCCGCCCCTGCCGCAATGCCAGAGACAACCGCTTCACCGCTCACAGAGGGCGCAGCAGCGCAAGCCGACATTCTGAGAACCGGCGTGTCGCATGGCACAGCCATTCTTGGAGACACATCGGACAAACCAATCGTGTCACTTCCTAAACCGGAGATTTTTGACAGCGATCCAGACCGCCTTAAGGTCGCAAAGGGGATGGCTACGGCTATCAGTTCCGGTCTTGAATCGGTGCTGACTGAAAGGGGATTGGAGGCGATAGCGGTCGCTGGCCCGATGGCTCCGCTTGTATTCGGAACGCTGGGCGCAGTTGGGACGGTTAAGGGGTCGATCGATATTGCCAATGCCAAAACGCCAGAGGAACGCGGCAGGGCCATTGGCGAGACGTTTTTGAACGCTGGAATGGCAGCACTCTCTTACAAGTCTGGAGTCGGAGCCAAAGCAGCCGAAGTGTTAGCACCGAAAACAGCGGAAGCAGCAAACGCAGTAATAAAGGAAGGAGCACCAAATGCCAGCAGTATCAGCGAAACAACAACGGTTCATGGCGATGTGCGCCCACAACCCATCGAAGGCGCAAGGGAAATGCCCGTCCAAGAAAGTAGCGGAGGAATTCAGCCACAAGCCGAAGGGAGGATTCAAGAGGCACCCGTCGGTGGGGAGGGGTTAGCAACGAAGCCGCCAGAAGAATTGATGGGGCCGGGGGCTGCGCGTCCCGCCGATGTCGGCCTTGGTGAATCCAACATCGACCCGCTCCAGCGAGTCAGCGATGCCATCAAAACACTTCCAGCCGAGCCTAAGGTTCCATTGCACGAACAGCTTGAAGATTGGGTGTCCAAAATGGCAGAGGGCACGAAAGACAACTTCGAGCGAGCTATAGGAACAGCCAGAGCGGGAGCGGCATGGATAAAGAACAACATCATGTCCGTACCGAAGGTTGAGGACTTGGACCGCACCGTGGGTAAGTGGAGTCTCGCAGATCAGGAACTCAGCCATAATTCGCGGCTATTCGCCAAAGCAGTTAAAGAGAAGTTTCCAAGTCCAGACACGCTCAACGCGCTGACGAATTACATCGAGGCCGAAGGCAACCCGGCTGTTCTGGCTGAACGCGCAGCCGCATCCAAAGCCCAATACAAAAAGGGTTACGAGGACGCAATGAATCTCACCGAGGACCAGAAGCGTTTGGCTGATGAGGTGAAATATTACTTCGAGCAGCGATTGCAGCAGGCGATCAAGGCAGGTGCTCTGGAGGGCGGTGTCGAGAATTACATCCATCGCTTTTATGAAGCCGACAGCCCGCAGGCCAATTCGATTCTCGCTGAGATCAACTCAGGCAAATTCCGAACCAATTTCGAGGGATTCAAGAAACGCTTTTACGCGACTGACTTTGAGGCAGAGCAGGCAGGATTGAAGCCAGTGAAGAATCTGGCCGCACGAATCTTGCACTACGATCAAGGATTCAATCGCGCACTCTCGGCCAGAGCCTTTGTGAAGGAAGCGTACGAACTCAAGGCCAGCGATGGTCGCCCGGTGATTGCAACTGCCGGAATGGGAGATCGCATTATCGACCCTGACAGCGGCGACGTGTCGGCGTACATGGTGAAGCCGCACGCCCTAAAGGGCGGCGACTCACCGCTGGATTATCGCGGTGATTACGTTGCTTTCGATCATCCGGCATTCCGAAAGTGGGTGTGGGCGACTGCCGACGCCAACGGCGCTCCGGTCATGGTGGAAGGTGGCCTTAAGGTTCACCCTGAATACGCCAGAAAGTTCCGCGCGTTGTTCGACCGTTCCCTGTTCAGCCGACACAAGCTTGGCCGCGCAATACTCGTTCCGAGCGCGGTTGTTAAGCAGACAATGCTTTCCATATCCGCGTTCCATCCGGTACAGATCACGACGCATGCACTGGAGCACAAAGTCAGTCCGTTCAAGCTCACTGAAATCAACTTCAAAGACCCCAAGCAGGCCGAATTGATTGAAGGCGGATTGATGGTCGCAGATCATCATGCCAGCCAGCTTTTCAGCGAAGGTGTTGGAGGTGTCGGGTTGACTGAGAAGATTCCACTCCTGGGCGAACGACTCATCGCGGCAAACGACTGGCTTTTCAAGGATTACATCCCGCAGGTGAAAATGTCTATGGCGCTGCACGCGTTGGAACGGAATCTCGCTCGATACGATAAGGACATCAAGGCTGGCAAAGTTACTCGTGAGCAGATGGTTCGCCTGACGGCCCGCGAGAGCAATGCGGCATTCGGTGAGCAGAATTACAGGGCAATGTATCGGCACCCAACTTTTCAGGATATGCTGCGAGCGACGTTCCTAGCACCTGACTTTGGCGAAGCACGCATTAGATTTCCGGCACAGGCTGCAACGCGCTACGGTGGCGAGCAGAGAATGGCGCTTGCACTTGGTGCCGTTGGATTGTGGACGATTGCCAGAATCGCAAACAAGGCGGTCAATGATGACTACGAGTGGAAACACCCATTCTCGCTAATGTATAAAGGCCACGAATATTCCCTGCGTAATGTGGCGGCTGATATTTGGCACCTGATTAACGAGCCGGGGAAATACACGCGCAACCGGCTCAATCCAATTTACACTCGCGCGATAGTCGAGTTTGTCACTGGCAAAGACACTTTTGGGAGACCACGAGATTCCTTGGAGCAACTTCAGGATGAAGCTCAAACCATTATTCCAATTAGCTTCCGCAGCGACAAAGAGCGCTATTGGTGGGAGAGCTTCCTTGGGGCCATCGGCATCACGAATCGCAGGTTCACCGCTGAGACTCAGGTGCGAGAATTCGTCAAGACCTTCAACGATGCACAGGGCAAAAAGCCGCAGATTCAATTTATCGGCGAGAGCGACTATCACCAGTTGCATAGAGCGTTGGAAAGCGGAGACCTGTCGCGCGCCGAGAAAGAGCTTACCAAGTTGGAGACTCTCAAGAAAGCACCAGATATTCTGGAATATTTCCGCAATTATCCGAGACGACCATTCACCGGAAGCAAGGCCAATGATCAGAAGCTTCTGGAATCGCTTTCTCAACACGAACGCAAAGTGTTCACTGACGCCATTGAAGAGAGAAAGCTAATAGCGTCGAGATTCCTTGAAGTGTGGCGAAAGCATTCCAAGGAAAAGAAACCATGAAAACGGTCATCAGCCTCCTAATCCTGTTCGCCTGTCTGCCACTGTTTGCTCAACGATTTGTCGAAGAGATTCCCAATGTCGCAGCGCTCAAGACGCGGCTCGTCGGTGGGTTGAATAAGTCCATCTTTGTCCGTGGCTACAACACCGAAGAGGACGGCGGAGGTGGCCTTTTCACAATCACCAATTCCGCAGTCGGAGCCGACAATGTGTTCCGAATCCAATCAACCGCAGATGCCGCATGGTCATACGATCGCAAGTTTAGCGGCCCCTTCGATCTGCGATGGGGCGGTGCGACCGGCAGCGGCACAGCACCCGACAACGCTTTGATAACAGCTACGATAGCGGCAGGCATAGCCAAGGGTTACGCGCTGTATGCCTCGAACCTGCGTGGGGTGTCGAACTCGTTGCAGTATGTCCTGAGCGTTGCCCCGCCAACGCTTAAGGCGAACCAGAAATATTTGCAGGTCGGAACATTGGGGGGGCTTAAAATCTACACGGGCACAACGAGCAACTTTCTCTATGAGATAAATGGTTTGGTCTACGATCTGCCACGAATTCAAGGCGTGCCAGGGAGCGTGTTTTACAATGATGGCGCAGGGAACATCACTTGGCAACCAGTGGGGAACACCTTCAATTTCGGTGACCAGTTCAATGTCAGCGGCACGAACATCACGCTGAATAGCTCAAGCTTGTCGCTCACGAATATTATCATCAGCGGCAGCACCACGACGCCAGCGATAGAACTTGGGGCAGTTTGCGGGACGGCTAACTTCGACCCTTCTGCCAGCAGCGAATTCAACTTGTTGCTCACCTGCGATACCGTGCTGACTGCGACAAATGGTTGGCAGGATTTTCACGCTGTCAGCATAACGCTGACGAACACTGGGAATTTCGCGCTGACAATCTCAACGCCAGCCTATGACCAGTACTGGTATCCGACCGGCGATTCAACCCAAGTGACGAATGATTGGGGAGCCGGTGTAGTGAATCGTTTCGCTCTCTGGAAAACTGGCAATCGAATCCTTGGCTCACAAAAAGAGGGATTAAGTGTGTCAACGCTCACGAAAGAGGTCTACAGTGGAAACTATGGCGGGGTGTTGCCCGTCGATGTTCCGGTGGTGAGTGCGGCACTCAATTACGACGAAGATCCGCCCGGCGTGCTCTATTTCTGGAACGGAGTGTCCTGGTATTAATATGACCGACGAACAACGACTCGAAATCCTCGAAAAGCACGTTAACGCATTGGCAGAGATTTACGATGCGGTACAGGTGGTCGGCACGTTTATAGACATCGAAGGTAAGACCAGAGGCCAGAAGCGCGGGTCTGGGAACTGGTATGCCCGTCGCGCTCTTTGTGAGGAATTCATTGAACAGGCGCAAGCGGAGGATGTTGCTGATTGCATTGCCAGAAAACTTGAGCCTCCAGAAGATTGGAAATCAGA